TCAGTATTTATAAATGAAAATAACATTTTATTCGCTGAAGGAAATGCAATTAAATATATTTGTAGACATAGATTAAAAGGTAAAAAAGAAGATGTTTTAAAAGCAATTCATTATTTAGAAATGATTTTAGAAAGAGATTATAAATGAGTACTCAATTAACTTTTACAACTACAGAGAGCGATTGGATTCCACCAGCGGAGTATCCAGATTTAACTAACAGATCAGTTATATCATTTGATTTAGAAACTAGAGATCCTAATATTAAAACTAAAGGACCAGGCTGGGCAACTAAAGACGGAGAGATTGTAGGTATTGCTGTAGCTGCAGACGGCTTTAAAGGTTATTTTCCAATTGGACATGAAGCAGGAGGAAATATGGATAGAGCCATGACTTTAAAATGGTTTAAAAAAATTATGGAATCACCTGCAGATAAAATTTGTCACAATGCTTCTTACGATATTGGTTGGTGTAAAGCTGAAGCAATAAAAGTAAATGGAAGAGTAATTGATACTATGATTGCAGGAGCTGTTATTGATGAAAACAGAAGAGGTTATTCTTTGAATGCATTGTCAGCAACTTATTTAAAAGAAATTAAATCTGAAGTTAAATTAAAAGAGAAAGCTGAAGAATGGGGATTAGATGCTAAAGCAGATTTATGGAAACTTCCATCTTCATTTGTTGGAGAGTATGCAGAACAAGATGCAGAGTTAACTTTAAAACTTTGGCGGCACTTTGAAGTTCTTATTAAAAAAGAAAATTTAAGTTCTATTTTTAAAATGGAAACAGAACTACTACCAATTTTAATTGAGATGCGTGAGCATGGAATTAGAGTGGACATAGAAAAAGCACAAAAATTAAAGAAAGATTTTGTTAATGAAGAAAAGAAAAAACTCAATGAAATCAAGAGGTTATCTGGAATTGATGTAGAATTATGGGCTGCAGCTTCCGTTGCTAAGGCATTTGATGCGTTAAGAATACCTTACGACAGAACAGAGAAAACACAAGCTCCTAGCTTTACTACAAACTGGTTGGTTAACTGCACTCATCCACTTGCTAAATTAATTAGAGAAGCGAGAGAGATGAGTAAATTTCATTCCACTTTTATTGATTCTATTTTTAGATTTGAACACAAAGGAAGAATACATGCAGAGATCAATCAATTAAAATCTGATTCTGGTGGTACAGCAACTGGAAGATTAAGTATGTCCAATCCAAACTTACAACAAGTTCCTGCTCGTAATAAAGAATTTGGAAAACAAATTAGAAGTTTATTCTTACCTGATGAAGGATGTCAGTGGGGTTCTTTTGACTATTCACAACAAGAACCAAGACTGGTCGTACACTATGCATCTTTGGTAGATTCTGGTTTTGAAGGTTCTTATGAATTAATTAAAGCTTATGAAAAGGGAGACGCAGACTTCCACCAAGTGGTTGCTGATATGGCGGGTATTCCTAGATCACAAGCGAAGACAATTAATCTTGGATTATTTTATGGAATGGGTGCAGCTAAACTTTCTAGAGAATTAGGTATTGATACTGAAAGTGCTAAATCATTGTTAGCTGCTTATAATAATAAAGTTCCATTTGTAAAACAATTAGCTAATCGTTGTATGGATGTAGCAGATAAAAAAGGTTGTGTAGTAACTATTCGTGGAAGACATTGTAATTTTAATATGTGGGAACCTAAAACTTTTGGTATACATACTGCGATGACGAGAGAAGAAGCTGAATCTAAATATGAACGTAGTCAAATTAAACGTGCAGGAACCTATAAAGCATTAAATAGACTTATCCAGGGTTCAGCTGCAGATCAAACTAAACAAGCGATTATTGACTGTTATAACAACGGCCACAGGCCACTACTACAAATACATGATGAACTATGTTTTAATATTAAAGGCGAAGAAGATACTAAAACAATTAAAGAAAAGATGGAGCATTGTTTAGATGATGTACCCATGAAAGTTCCTTCTAAAGTAGATATTGCTTTAGGAGACAACTGGGGAGATGCTACATGATGAAGAAGAAGTGGACTATGAAAGATAGAAAAAAAGAATCTAAAAAATTATTTGATGTAGGCACTCTTGCTATTGGTATCTGTCCTCATTGTAAAGAAACTTGTAGTTTTATTCCAACTCAAAAACCACAACTATATACTTGTGCAAATTGTTTTAAGGACGTTGCTCAACATGTGAATGGAAAAATACATTGGTGCACTGTTGCAGAGATGGATGAAATTCAAAAAAGACAAGTCAAAGAAATCCTTACCTAAAAAACACAATTTTTAGGATATACAAAAAACAAATTTAAGAAGCTATATTATAACTTTCTAATATTTCTTCTCTTGCCATCATGTTTTGAATCTCTCTCATGCTAAGTCTTACTTTCTTTAACTCAAGATCAATCCACTTCATGTCTGGCGTCTCTCCGTTATTCTCCAGAAACAACTGATTCCACTTGGACTCCAAGTGCATCTTTCTGGAAAGGAGAGATTGCAACTGATGTGTTACCACTCTCTATTTCCTCATAGGTTACCAAGACTACGTCCTTACTGTAAAAAGTTTCTTTTTGAACTTTTATCTCTCCGGACTTAATCTTGTTTAAGAAATCAACAAACGCATCATCCTTTGTCGGACCATTGCAAGTACCATTTAAGTATATACCGTTTATCCTTGCTTGGATGCGATATGATTTCATAGGACAATTTTATGTTAAAAACCCTTATAAGTCAACACAACTAAATAGTGAAAAATAACTATTGACCTTTCCTTATTAAATCATATATTCGTGGGATATGAAAAGTAGAAGTGTTGTCTTTATGACATTTGTATCTCAAGTAGATGATATTCTAACTAAGGTACATGCTAAGACTGTAAAAGGAATTCCAATTACATCTATACACGATGAATGGAATGATGCCAGAGAGAGGCTGATGGCAGTTAAAGTATCAAATAGACATTTTGATACTTGGCCAATTACTTGGACTATGGCCGATCAACTAATTCTAGATGAATTAGCATCTAGAGAAAATGCGTGTGAAGAACACAGACAACTTAAAAAAGGATTACATTAATGGATTCAATTGCAATTTTATCAATTGTTTTATTTGTAATTTTATTTCCTAAATTTTGCATATTGCTTTTAGGAATGTTGTTTGGTTTTTTATTATTTTAACTTAAAGGAGAAAACATGGACATAACTAAATGGAAAAGTGTTGCAGTAAGAATAGAAGCTCATCAACTATTACTTGCACTTTGCGACGAAGAAGACAGAAACCCAGCGAGAATGATTAAACGTTTAATCGATAAAAAGATTGAACATGAAGCTAAGCAGAGAGGTATAAGCTTTGAGAAATATAAAAAACAACTCTTAGACAAAGTATCCTCTAATGGTAAACAAAAATAAAATACATACTCTTTGTTATTTTAATTTTGATCAAAGAAAACTTTGTATTCCTGGATTATATTTTTTATATAATTTTGGAGAATTAATTTACATTGGAATAAGTAGGCTTCCTGCATTTAGAGTATTGCAGCATTACTATACAACGGATGCACCTAAAAAAGGAATTGGTCCTATTTTTGATCAATTTAGAGTTATTGCTTTAAATAAAACTTACAAAGATGAACGTATCTTACAACATTATGAAAAAAGATGGATTAGAAAATTTAATCCAAAATTAAATGCTCATACTAAAAATGTTTTTTATGATTTATCTATTAACGATATTAAATATCATATTGACACTTATGAACAATACTTTAAAGGTCATATGGGATGGCATCGTTACATTAACGATTTAGTATTAAAGAAACAAGAAAATTATAAAAAACATAAAAACGTAAGAGAAAGGAAAAAAAGATATGAAAACAAATTTGCTTAAAAAAGAACAAATGAAAAATTTTGTAAAATGGGCTAAGTCAACGAATCCTTATGGTATGGGAAGTAGTACAAGTGAGTTTATGAAATTTGTACATCGACATATGATAGAGCAAGATAGGGATAGATGGTTTTCTAAACGAGTACAGACGAGAAGAAAACTATTTACTAAAATAAGAAACGGTTTAGAAGATTATGATAATTTTATTTTATCTAGAGATAGAAATCATTATGTGAATCGTTTAAATGATTATATTAAATCTAGATATGAAAGGAACTTAAATGTTTAAACAATGTCCGTTATGTAAGGGAAACCACTTTGAAAGAGTGGGTTTATTTGGTGACCAATTTATGTTGTGTCGCTTATGCAGTGGTAAAGATCATGTGAATGTGGTTATGGGTGAAAAGAAACCTGATACAGAACACAGGCCACTGGATAATAAATGTTTTGGAAGTAGAACATGAAAAGAAAAATATCTGGATATTATGGTTATTGGTGCCATGTAAAAAAGAAACGTGTGTTTAAAACTTTATATGAAAAAAAGAACTAAACTAGATAAAGATTATTTAGTTAAAACATTTAACATACTTGCTAAAAAACTAAGTGATGAAGAATTTGCATTAGTTTGTGGAACATTTAATATGTTATTTGTGGGCCATAAATTTGGCTTAGAACCAGATGGTTTTGATTTAATTAACATTGGTTTGGAATCAAAAAAGAACTACAAAAAAACTTTAAATACCTCTAGACACGGAAATATAATTAAGTTAAAACCAGAAATATCAAGGTAAGTTTTCCCTCACTTTGTACTTATCTTGATATCCTTTCTATAAGTTAGTGGTTCGCTCCTTCATCAGAGGGGCGAACCTTAAAATCATTCTATTGACTTTACCTTTAAAAACACCTATCCGTCGCAATATGGAGCTACATGAATTATTCAGAGAAAGTATTAAAATTATTGGGTATGGAATTAGCAGCAGAACTATTAAAGACCGAGATACCTGCTGAACAGCGTCTTTGGAGAGCTGTAATAAGTCTTGCCTTTGAAGATGTCTTAAACAATAGTAATTCTAAAACAGAAGCCGTACTAAAGGCTAATGCACACGATTGGATTATTGGCAATTCAAAAGATTACGAAAATGTTTGTTATAATGCTGGATTTGACCCAGAATTCGTAAGAAATAGGTATCTAGAAGCACTAGAAAAGAATGTGGTAAAATTCACAACTAG